GTCAATAAATGCTTTGGGTGGCACGACTATTTACCTCCAATTATTTCATTCACACCGTCAATCCATAATTGCTCGTATTGTCGTTTGGCATGCTCAAACCACTCGGGGACGGCTTGCGGGTCAGAATATTTCAGTGCCCGGTTGGTTGCGATGAGCTTTGCACCCTTGCGAAAGCGCAGAATGTAATCACCGGAGCTCATAGGAATTTTGCGAGGGCCTTTTCCCGTTTCACGATCAACCATAACCTTCCCATAGTACAAGTACCGTGCATACGGTCCGGGGAACACCACTCTTTTTCCGTCGTCCTCCGTGTGGGAACGCTGCTGCAAACCACCAGTATTGCCAGACCCCAGCGGCATACAGGCTTTACAATCTTCGAGAACACGATCGCCTAGCCACTGCTGGGCTTCTCGTACTCGTGCATTGAACGCCTGAATGTCCACAACCGCATGTAAGCCGTCAGCTGAGCACGAAAACCTAATAAAACTAGACATCAGCGCCCTCCAATCTCAAAATGAGGGAGAAGGCTATAAAAGCTTGCCGAGCTTATCAGGTAGATGCCGTCACGTTCTGTATTCATGGCGTGGTACAAGCCCTCGTCGTAGTCATCGTCGGTTAGCGGTTCAGTGTCAGACCACGCACCGGAAAAAATGAAATCACATTCCGGGGCGAAGGTGATGTGCTGTGCCGGATTGTCGCAGCGGGCATATTCCTTCGGCCCCGTGTAGCTTTTCATCCCCGCACCGGTGGAAATGTGCTTGTCTACCGTGCAATGGATGATGATGTCCACGACGTCGGTGTTGTTGCATCCCACAGTTGTCGCATTTTTGGATTTCGTAGTCAGCAGATCAACGTCAGAGATGACGGACGGGAACCAGCGCCCGGATGCGGCGTGATAGTTAAAAACCGTTATCGTGTCGTGGTACACTGCCAACACCTCCTGCGTATAACAGATTGACGCCATTTGCGTCTGGAATTCCAGACAGATACTGTGCAGCAACACTGCCGATAAGGCTTGCCTGCGATTCTGCACTTGCTGCAGCGGCAGCATAAACGGAGCCGTTTGCGCCGCTTACCGCGAAGGAAATGGACTCCCTTCCGGACGAGATAGAAGCAACAGCTCCACGATAACTTCCGTCCTCCGCTTTCTGTGCCGAAGATGCCCTCCGCTGAATATCAATCCAGTAGAGGGCTTCAGCAATGGCACAAACAGCCTTTTTAACTTTGACAGCATGAGCTTCCACGCTCGGAAACGCAAAGGTGAGACGCCCGAAGGTGATTGCATCCAGATCGTCGCTGGCGCGTTCAAGCCATTTTGGAGCCGTTTCTTCGGTTAGGACGTCGCCGAAATAGCCGGTGCTGTAAAACGCAAAGTCTGCATATGCCATATCCACGCCTCCTTAGGCTTCCTGTTCCTCGACAGTAGCATCCTGCTCGGTTTCGGCAGACCTTTTCCGCCGCTTGCTGTCCGCCTTTGCAGGTTCGACAGCAGGAATGAGTTTGACAGCTTCGTAAATGGCCGACCGATGCATCAGCTCAATGCTGGTGTCATCGGTGGCCGCTACGATGTTGCCGGATTTCAAATTGCGAAACAACATAGCGTCCTCCTCACATCAGGCCATAGTGTAGTAGGCGGTGCCGGACGCGAACTCCGTGATGGAGACAGCAGTGTACACACCGTTGGCCTCGGTGTAATACTGAGTACCGGCAGCGTAGGCAGTCGCCTTGGTGAACACGCCGGGCTTGAAGATCAGGTCAGGCATGACAACGGTGGTGCCGTAGTGGTAGAACAGCTCGACGCCGTAGGCATTGGAGAGAGGGATCTTCTCGGCGGTATACTGGTCGGCCATGATGGGCTGAGCGACAGCGCCCTCGACCATAAGCAGGTAGTTGCAGCCAGCGGGAAGGTGGACGCAGCTGTACGCGCGGACGCCGTGCCACACAAGGAATTCCTCGGCGGCGGTGTTCACATTCGCGTTGTTGGTCTGCTTGTCGAGGTCGTTACGGATCATGCCGTAATACTTCGGGGACAGAACGAGGTGCATCATGGAGCGGGGCACGCCGTCCACGAAGTCATTCTGGGTGGTTTCGCACTCCTGAATGATGGCTTCCAGTTCGTCAGAGATGGTCTTGTGGGCGGACAGGTTCAGCACAGTGGCCTTACCGGCAGCAGCGGCGAAGAACGCATTGTCCAGCTCGGCAGCCATACGCAGGATGTGGTTTGCGGAACGACGGTCCAGAACGCCGTCAACGCCGTACAGGCGGACGTCCTTCTGTTCCAGCTCCTCGACGATCTCGCGGTCGGTGTCGATGGCGACAGTGACGGGCTTTGCCTTCACGGCGTCGCCCTTGCCTGCGGTACGCGCGGTGCCGTAGTTTTTGGGGGTGGCGTTGACGAAGCGCTTGGCTTCGACAGTGCCGGAAACAGGATCACCGGACAGGTCCATGTTCTTCATGGAGCCGGAGATCAGCGCCTTCTGGACGCCCTCAATGGTCTTACCGTACAGCTCGGCAAGATATTCCTTGCCGTCGCTTTCCAGAAGGATGTTAAGTGCATTGATACGAGGCATAATTCATACTCCTTTGTTTATCAGAAAATTTTGGGCGGGGTGTACTTCTCAGAGCCGGTGCCGGGATCGCCCGTGGGTCCCGTAAAAGCAGGCGCTTTTTCCTTCTGCTTTGCCGCCTTTTCTGCGGCTTCCTTTTCCTCGGCGGTCTGATACAGACCAGCGTCTTTCTGCTTGGCGGCCTTCATAAAGTCGTCAAAGCCGAAAAATGCGCCGTCCTTCCACGTCAGACCGGCGTCCGGAGACATACACTCGGACACAAGAGCCGTGCGGGCAAAGGGAGAAGTGACGCCGTACTCGTCCAGCTTCTTGGTGATCCAGTCCTTCTGATCGCGCTGCGTGATTTCACGGGTGAATTTCTTCTCCGCTTCTTCCGCTTGCGTTTTATAGGTCTGGATTTCCTGCTGAATCTGCTGCGGGTCGATGCCCTCAAACTTTTTCAGCGTGGTTTCAGCAGTGTCGAGGCGGGTTTTTAGACCGTCCCGCTCTGCCGTGAGGCCTGCAATGGTTTTGTCCTTAGCGGCTTTCGCGTTCTCAACATCTTTTCCGTTGAGGGCGAATACCTGCTTGACCTGGTCCTCATTCAGCCCCAGTGCGGTAAGTTCTTCGGTTTTCATAGATCCTCCTGTGTAACGGCAATAGCAGTGATTTAAGACGTTGCAGCGTCTGGCCGTTTTCGACTTTATTAGGACTGCCGATCGTCCAATTTGTGCCCCTTGCCGGAGTTGCACCGGCGATACTGAAAAGGGCATAGAAAAGCAGAGCCATACGTTGTAAAGCTCTGCTTTATAGGTTCTTATTTACGAGCAGCTGCAATAGATTTTCTGGCATCCTCTCGTGTCCATTGCGCAATTTGAATGCGATCAGAGAGACGTTTCAAACCGGTGTTTTCGCAGAATTGGTTGTAGTCCAAATTCTGCTTTTCGAGCAGTTTTGCCGTATGCGTGTATTGTGCTTCAAGTGTAGCTTTCACGCCCGCATCTTCTGCTGCATCAATAGCAGCCCGCAAACCGATTAATTTTGTTTTGGTGCACCGGATTCGAGATTCTTTTGCTCGCTGTTTCTGGCTGAGATCATAGGCTTTTTTGTTTGCGTCTGCGTCAAACTGTGCATACGGATTGTGACGAAGATCGCCGGGGCCGAAGCTATGTCGGCAGTTCCAGCCGCATAGCCCCTCGCCGCTTCCGTAGCCAGTGGATTCTACAAACATTGGAAGGTTCGGTGTTCTGCCGGTTCTGCTGTAAAATTTTCCTTGCCACCAAAAATGATTTCCGGGATTCTGTCCGCCATCGCCGTAACGGGCTCCGATGTGCGCAGATACGAGAATAACATCCCAGTCACGTTCTTCCATGCCCTGAACAGCCATGTTGCCGGATGCTTGAGCAACGCCTGTACGCACAGCTCGCAGCACGGCAGTTTCGATCGTGTCCGTGTGTCCCGTTGGATAATTAACTCGTACCTGCGTATCAACGATGCTGTTGACGGCATCCTGTACAGCCTGTGTGTATGATGCGGCGCCGGATGTAACCTTGAAATGCGCGGTGTCCAGAGCTTTCAGCAGCTGCTGTTGGCTCGCGTGCGCGGTCGTGCGGGTGAAGTTATGGACGGTGCCCGCCGTGCGCTGGTAGGTGTCCTCAAGCAGCCGGATCATGCTCTCAGCCTGTGCAAGCTCAATGCCCGCAAGCCCGTGTTCGATGTAGAAATTGCTGTCGTAGGCAAGAGATTTGATACCGGCGTCCTCGAAGATGCGCTTGATCTCTGCATCCGTTGCCTTTGTCCAGCGCTTGATTTCCTGCTGTACAGCGTCCAGATGGCCGCCTGCGGCCTGATAAACCTCAAGCTGCCATTCATCCGAGGCAGTGAGAAAAACGCCCTCGCCGCGTCCTAACCGTGCCATAACACGCCGGATAAGGTCGCTGGTGATCCACACGTTTAGCTCGTCGATTTGCGGGTACAGGGTTTCGATGATGTCCAGAATCTGCTGAGGTGTCAGCATGCACAGCCTCCTATTCTGCGCCGAAAAGCTGGGCTTTCTCGATCTGCGCGGCGTCGGCCTCTGCGGTCATTGCCTTCGCTTCTTCCTCGCTCATGCCTTCGAACTTTACGAAGTACATCCACTTCGGGACCCAGCCCTGCATAACGTAGGCGCGCCACGAGGCTTTGTCCTCCTCGTAGTTGTAGGTCACGTCTCCGAAGTTGAAATTGACCTCATATTCGCCCAGCGGCGCGAGATTGTAGAGCGTGACCAATGCATCAGCACCAGCCAGCGCCTGTGTGATAGCGTCCTTGAGCGCGTCGCGGTCGGTCTTGATCGTCTGGATGGTGTCGCGGTCGTCGGCTTCGACCTGTGTCGCGGTAATCATGCCGGTCTGGCCGTCCAACACAAACACGCCCTCGGAAAAGCCGCATTTGACACCGGCCATAGACAGGTCGAAGTTGATGTCCTTGATCCGCGCGTCGGTCAACAGCGTCGGCGCGTGCTCATGAATTGCAGAGACTTCGCCGTCGTTCAACCCCATGCCGAGCCCCTTGACAAAACGAGGTAGTTCCACATTGCGGTTTTGCGCATTCTGGATGAGCTGCTGCCCAACAAAGGTGATGTGCTTACTGTCCTCGATTTCCGCATTCTTACGGCTGACGGCAATGTCGATGGCCTTCAGCTCCGCAGCAGCGTTGGCAAACACGGAAAGCCCCAGCGGGGACGACGGATCAACGGTGTTTGCGCCGGGAACGCGATAGTAGCCGAACAGCGGCGTTTCAAGGTTGGTAATGGTAACTTCGGGTGCCAGATGCGCCCATGCGTCAACCTTATCAAGCGCCACCTCCTCACCAAGGGTAACTTCACCCTTCGTGCTGAGCCGGTTTTCAAACGCCTTGTTCGTGATCTTGTAGAGCTTGCCACCCTCTGCGGTGCTGCCCTCGAAGCGGTGGTATTCAAGCCGTGTGAAATGGCGGCTGCCCTGTGCGGTATGCGCCGCGAAGATCGCACCGACGATTTCGCCGTTGTCGTCCTTCGCCGTAATGCCGAAGTTGCCCGGCAGGATGAAGTCCCACGTCTCGCCGTTCCATTTGAGCATAATGCCGCCCAGCCGCTCAGCCTCCGACACACGATCTGGCAAGCGCTTGAGCAGGTCGTCAGCCAGCCCCTGCAAGTAGTCGGCACGGGATGAGCCGGAAATAGCAATACCGATGTCCAGCGTCACCAGCTTTGCGCGGGTGTCGCTGATATGCTTTGCCATGTTGATAGTCCCGATTTCATCCTCGGCGTTCAGCCAAGGCGGCTTGCCGGTAGAAATGCGGTCCCAGTTTGTAAGGGCGCTGGACATTTCCGGCGAGGAAATGAGTTCAACGCCAAATGCCTTCGCAATATCGGTCCCGCTATGAATAAAAAGCATTTTGATCCTCCTTAGCAGGCGCGTAAAAAAATTCATTTCGTCACCGCCTTAAACTATCCATTTCAGTTCATTCCGCAGAGCTGTCCGGCAGAAATATCTGAGCTGGTCCATGCTATGGTCGTTTTCTTTGATAACCGCGTCTTCGGCCTTTTCCTCGTCCCACGAATACGTCTCGAATTCCTCGAAGGTGCTTTTGCAGCTCTTGTGAAAGTACAGGCACCCGGCATTTAAGAACTTCGTCACGTCCTGAATGCCGTTCAAAACGTCGTTGTCGGCCTTTACGACCATGAATTTACCGTATTTTTGTATTGTCTCGATCATGGACGACGCGGACGGGTCAATGATGATATACTGGATCGGATAGTCCCCGATCAGGTCGCACAGCATCTTGTAATACGCCTCGTTGTCCACACGGTTGTTGCTGCCGCCTTTGTAATACAGTTCCTTGACCATGACGGCCTTTTGCTCTGAGGGGCTGTAATCGTACAGGCCAGCGGCAAACGGGTTGACGGTGCCGTAGTCCACGGACACATAGTAGCGGTGCCGTGGGTTGAGCGCCGGGACCTTCGGGACGATATGCGCCGAGCGGTCGAACATGGGGTAGACAAGGCCCTCGGCCTTTACCCACAAACCGAGGATATAGCGCCGGTAGAAAACGCCGGTGTACATCCCCTCATATCTGGCCTTGATTTCAGGCGCAAGGCTTAGATTGTCGTCCATTGTGAAGTGCAGATACAGGATGTTCCGCTCTCGCGCTTTCTTGATCCACTCCACATAGAACCAGTGACCGGGGTTTTCGGGGTTGCAGTTGAACCAGAACTTAGAACCGGCCACGCTGCAACGAGCCATAGCCTGCTCCACGAAAGAGCGAGGCATGAGGGCCACTTCGTCGAACAGCACGCCCGCAAGCGTGATGCCCTGCACCAGTGTGTAGCTTGATTCGTCCTTGCCGCCGAACATATAATAGCTGTTGGTCACGCCGCCAGACGTGATAATCAGCTTGTTTTCACTGCGGCGTTCAGTGATCGAGAAAATGCCCTCAAGCCACTGCGGCATGAGGGTTATAACGTTGCGGCGCAAGCTCTCGATGGTCTTTCCGCATATAGCGAAGTTCTGTCCGCTGAAGCTGCTCATGCTCCACAGGATAAAGCCGTCCGTCATGGAAACGGTCTTGCCGGAACGGATGGAGCCGTCACAGATGATGCCGTCACAGTCCATGAACTGCGGTTTATTCCACCACGTCAGTGTCAGAAGCTGCCGCTTGCTGAAGTTCTGGTAAATCATCCGTGTTCACGTCCTCCTTTGTGGCATTCTGGATAGCTTCAAGCAGATTGTTGTCCTTTGCGCTGCCGCCCAAGCCGGTTTCGCCGGTGATGTCCATATAGAGCTGGATCGCATAGGTGTTGCCCGCCTGCGCCGACCGCATAAGAGCGTCGGCCACAAGCATTTTTTGGGTCAGCACCTCAGACGGGATGCCCAGCTTTTTCAGGCGGTTCTGCTTGCGCTTATCGGTAATCGGGAGGCCGGAATACAGCTCAAGAAGGTCAGCCATCATTTGCCGCTCACGGCGTTTCTCCTGACTGGCTTTACCACCAGCAGAGCGGATAGCGTGAGCCTCTTCTTCGCTGCGTTCGGTCAGAGGAATGAGGTTCTTGTCTTGTGGTCTGCTCACGCTTCACACCTCCTATCAGTGGTTTTTCCTCCTTCGTCACTTCGCTTTCTGATAGCCGTACTTGTAACCGAATTTTTGCTGATTGGCTTTCAGCCACTTAGAAACGGCGTCGTTGTAGTCCTTGCCGCTGAGCTGGGCACTGTTGACCGCCTTTACAAAGCCGGAAGCGTTGAAATGCGTGCCCTTCGTGAAGGTGTACACGCCCGCGTATCTCGCGGTATCGTCGCCGCGTCCGGTTTTGGTGCTGACGGCCACAATGCCGCGCCGGGTGCCGAGGGCGGTATTGATAACGTCCTCTTTGCTGAATGTCGGCCAGCCGTCGCGCGGGTGGTTGTGAATGGCAATTTCTTTACCGTTACCGGTCAGCCCTGAAATACTGCCCGCGTTGCCGTGGCGGTATTTCGTAGCGAAGCCCTGTTCATCCACGACTACGCCGTGTTCTTCCAGCGCGTCACCATGTGCGGCCACAAAGGCGCGTACCATGTCCTCATAGACACGGTTGGAGCCGATTTTGACATTCATGCGCGCGGGAAGGTCTGCGGTGGTTTCGTCATTGCTGCCTCCGCCTAATGCTGATGGCCATTTTCCATTGAACTCAGCACCGGAACTACTGCCACGACCGCCGTGTTCCAAGGGAAATGTGATTTCCGTCCATGCGCCGATCCGCTGTTCAAGAGTCTTTCCGTCAATTTCATAACGTAGGGCCTCGTCAAGGCTGCTGAATGATGCAATGGTTTTTCCAGTCGTCAGACTGTACAGCTCAAGCGGATTGCGGAAAAGCACCAGCTTATCAGTTGCGTAAATGCCGTTTAGGCGTTTGAATTCATGCTTGAATCGGTCAAGCTGCATATTGTCTCACCTCTTTTGGGTATAAAAATACCGCCAGCGGAAAGCCGCTGACGGTTGAAATCGCTCAGTTTACACGGATGACGGGTTTCGGGCCTTTGCCTTTGCCGCCCTCCGCATTGGTGGGCTTTGCGTCATAGGGTGCACCGAGGCGCTTGTTGGTCTTACTCTTTGCGGGCTGTGCGGTGGTCTTTTTTGTCATTGTGGGCCTCCTATCTGACGACGGGTTCGTCATCGCTCTGGTTCATGTACTCCTTGAAAAACGCTTTCACGTCGTCAGGAGCGTCGTCTCTGATACCGATGATCTCGTCCGTGTCCTCGTTGCGAATCACATATCCCATCATAATCAGTTCGGGATCATTTTCGTTTCTAATCTCACTCATATTATCCTAACTCCCTTTTAAGAATTTTCCAAATTGCTTGAGACAGCGGCTTTGCACGGCTGCCGTTGGCACGATAGTCTGCGACGGCCTCGGCCATAGCCTCAGAACGGTTTTTAGTCGCATATCGGGAAATCTGCGCCACAAGCTGGTCGTTCGTCAACCCTTTTCCGGCTGCGTTCTTCTTCGCAGCTCTTGCAGCCTCGCTCACCACCTTCGTAGCAAAACGATGTTTGTTCCATGCGGCGATACGATCCACAGTCCCATAATAGCCGGTCTGCGTGATGTTCTTGAATACCAATGCGCTTTCCAGCAGATGTCCGATTTCATGTGATGCAATATGTACGCTGCTTGTGCCGTCAGGGTGCCATTTGACGAGCACGTCGTTTTCGTAACTCTGATCCAGCTTTGCCCGATCTCCCATCATTTTGGGATTGAGCTGCAACTTGCCGGACAGAGAAGCAGATGCGTAGGCATTGGATCGGCTTTCGCTGCCGTTCAGCTCATGGATGCCGATTGCCGCCTGCGGGAACTCCTTCAGTAATCCTTCAAGCTCACCGGCTGCCGAGCGCAAAACGCCGAAATCGACCTTATCAGCGGACGAATGCACCGTCACGCTGTAATGGTTCTGCATATACTGTCGCAGCTCTCCGACGTCTTTTGTGTCAAGTGCGCTGCTGCTGCGTCCGGAACCGCTGCCACGTCCACCCATTTGTTATTATACCACACTTTCTTTTGGGTTTGTAGTATGTCCCTTAGTTTGCTATGCTGCATTCCAAGAGCATAAAAATACCGCCAGCGGAAAGCCGCTGACGGTTGGCGTTAAAGAAAAGGGCGCATTTCTGCGCCCACGCAAGCACCCGGATTCGTCACCGGGACTACGGATATACCGTGTTCTCCTTGTCTTAAACTATCACTTGCTTTTATAATTATGCCACAAATCTGTGATTTTTGCAACCATGCGTTTTTCTTGAGGGGTCAACTTAGCAAACCCTTTTACAGAATCGTTTTCGTTATGGAAATAGCCGTGATGTACATGGGGTTTTTCTCCGAAATGCGGATGCGATAAATCGATAGTTTTTGTTCGTTTGTTCTTCGTGTCAAAGTATATTACCTGTAATAATTCATCTCCGCCTACGGTCACATAAACCCGTCCCTTAGTCATGGTTTCCATTAGCGTTTCCGAGTTTCGCCTATTTTTTGTAACGAATTTAATGTTTCCGCTTTTAAAAATCGTATGGTATTGCGATCCGTATTTGTTTTTAGGGTTTCCAAAATCATCAACGGAAAATCCACTAGACGAGCCCCTACCACCCACTATATCACGTTCCTTCGATTGTTACAACGCACCTTAATGCTATCTTGAAAAGCTGCCACATGGGCGATTGGCCCAGAGATGCCGTCAGGTATAAGACCGTAGAAGTATATTTTCGATGGATTCAGCTGACGAATCATTTCGTCATAGCCGAGCCTGAAAAGCTCTGCTGCACGTTTATTAAGCTGCGTTCCCACGCTGGAAACGGCCACAGCACCACCATAGGGCTCTCCATCAAAGCACCACTCAAAACTGCTTTCGTCGCTCCATGAGATCGTCGGAATAACGGTGATTCCGTTACTCTGCCAATATGCACCGAGCCAGTGTTTGCGGTAATGATTCCAGATTTGTACGGCCTTCGGGAAGTCTGTATAGGTTGAAAAATCCGGCGTACACACGGCCTTAAAGCGACGCAGCATATCAAGATAAGCATCGGGATTTGTCCATAGGCGATTGAACTGATAATCATCCACAAAGAAATGAACCGCCTTATTCGCCGGATCTTTGCAGCTTTTTGCGTAGTTGAAGCCAATCCAACCATCCGGATCAGCGGGGCCTTCGGCCAGAATATGCGGTATATCAAACGATCCTGCGCCGATGAATTTCGCCCGATTCAGGTTCTCATAGTTCCGCTGGTTACGATACATGACGATGCACCTCCTGCTGATAAGATAAAAGCCCATGACGCCGCAGCGTCACAGGCTTGGTTTGGATTTGTGGGTGTATGGCAGCATGGCCGGAGGCATAGCCAAAGCCGCCTCGATCATATCCACAAATCCATGAAACTATGATAGCACGGGCGGCGTCAAAAGTTAAGGACATTCGGGACAAACTTATTCGGCCCTCGCATTTTCCTCTTGCAGAAACCGGTAGCATAGCTTTTTTACGCTATCTTCTGTTGTTCTCGTGCCGATTGATTCAGATACCTGCGCCCACGTCAAGCCGTTGATAAAGCGGTATGTAAAAATCATCCGCAGCAAGCTGTCAGGCAGGCCAGAGATATACCGCTCCAGGCGGTTGCGCTCTGTCAGGCAAAGGATCTGCTTTGCCTGAATAGCTAATGCACAGTCAGATCGCAGTGCCTTCTTACGGGCGACGGCATCACGGAAATCCACAAGCTCTGCAACAGAAGTTTCCAGCCGTCCGCCATAGGATGCTGCCTTGGGCATACCGTCATAACTGGGACCCGATATCGATGATGCATTCATTTCGAGGCGGGCAAGGCGTTCTTCGTCTCGGCGGATCTCTCTATCCAGTTCCGTCAGTCGCTGCTGGTCCATTTCAATTTCACGGTTGAGGTGATAGAGCTGTGATAGCTCCTTGATTGTCATGCTGTTGCGGCCTCCTTCGCTCTTTGAATTCTAACCTTTAGGGCTTCCAGCAAGCTATCCTGCACATTCGCCTTACCGCCCAGAGATTTAATAACATCTTCGTCCGTGCCGCCTTGCACCACCAGATGATGAATGATAACGGGGTACGGCTGCCCTTGCCGGTGCAGGCGCTTGTTTGTCTGCTGATACAGCTCCAAGCTATCATTCAGGCCAAACCAGATGATGTGATGGCCGCCATCTTGCAAATTCAGGCCATAGCCGCAGGAAGCGGGCTGCATCAGCAGCAGATCGATGTTTCCGGCGTTCCAATCGTCTTCTTCGGCCTTGCCCACGTACACGCTCACCCTCAGATGTGTAGCTTCCAGCGCCTGCAACAGCCGGTCGCGGTCGTGCTTGAAGTTGTAGCAGATAATGGCGTGCTGCCCGTTAAGTCGCTCCACGGTCTCAAGCAGCGCCTCGATCTTGCAGTCATGCACGGTGATGACGTTCCCGTCCTCGTCATACACAGCACCGTTGCAGAGCTGTAAGAGTTTGCCACGCAAAGTAGCGGCAGAGCCAGCCGTGATGACCGTTTCGTCCACCTGAAGCAGCGTGTCCCGCTCCAAGCGGTCGTAAGCCTTCTGCGCTGCGGTGTCCAGTTTGACGGGAATGTCCTCGTAGATCAAATCCGGCAGGTCGAGATAATCTTCAGACTTCATGCTGATACAGATATCCGATACACGTTGATATATTTCTTCCGTTGCGCCCAACTTCGGCGCATAGGAGAAAATTGTAGTGCGGCTGCGCTTGTCCGGCACAAAATATGCATCACGATAGGCCGTAATGGTACGGCCTAGACGCTGTCCACAGTCCAGCAGATACACCTGCGCCCACAGGTCCATTAGGCTGCGGGGGTTCGGTGTACCGGTCAGCTCCACAATGCGATTGATTCGAGAGCGCACCAGCTTCAGGGCTTTGAAACGTTTCGCCTGATGGTTTTTGAAGCTGCTGCTTTCGTCAATGACCACCATGTCAAACGGCCAGCTGTGTTGGTAGTAGTTCACCAGCCATTGTGTGTTCTCACGGTTGATGAGATACACATCGGCGGTTTCGGCCAGCGCTGCAGTACGCTGCTCCATCGAGCCGAGGACGTGTGCCAGCCGGAGACAGGAGAGGTGTGACCACTTTGCGGCTTCTCTGTCCCACGTGCTTTCAGCTACCTTCTTCGGAGCAATGACAAGCACCTTCCGCACTGCCCAATATTCATACTTCAGCCGCTTAATCGCAGTCAGCGTGATAGCCGTTTTGCCGAGGCCCATGTCCAAGAAAAGCCCCAATGCCGGATCACGGATAATCCGGTCAATGCAATACTGCTGATAGTTATGCGGGCAAAATTCCTTCATCCCTCAGCACCTCCCTGCATCGTGCAAGCACGGCTTCGATCTTCTCCGCGCTATCGACCGCCGAGAAAACTTCAAAGCCCAATGTGCGTAACAGCCCTTGCACATAAAGCTGCCGCTTGCGTTCCGTTTTTCCCGGCTTCTTCATCTCTACAAAAATCACCTTTGCACCGGGAAGTAGGATGATCCTGTCAGGAACACCGGAGAAACCGGGGCTTTCAAACTTCAGACACCGGACGCCGTTTTCCAGCTTCTGGACGCCGGTTCTCAGCTTATTTTCGTAATAGGATTCGAGCATTTAGTTCCTCCTTGTCGGTAACGGTTGTAACGTTTTTGACCCCATTTTCTATAATTCCCTACGCGTATAGGCGCTATGGCGGATAACGCCCATACACCCTTTATTACAGGTATTTAATAGAAAAAGTATGTTACAATGTTACAAAGTCCAAAAAGCCCTTGAAATACGGGCTTTTTCGCTATAACGTCTGCTGTAACATTTTTGTTACAGTGTTACACCGTTCTGCGCTTGTAACATCCAGCGTTACAGCAGAATGTTACAGTCTTTTCACGCCCGGACAAAGCCACGCTGCACGCTGTATGGGCCTACCCGGATGACCGTGCCAGACCGCTTCCAGCCGTCCAGCCGCGCCAGAATGGCGTTGATTTCCCGCGTGTCAGCGGGCTTCATTTCCCGGACATTCCCGTTGAACAACTCACACCAAACTTCCACGGCGGCGATACGGTCACGGTCCACAAGCTCAAGCTCTTGCCCATCCGGCGTCCGTATAGCTCCGCACCAGTAATCCCGCCGCCTGTCGATGGGCCATTTCGCCCAGTCCACTGGCACTTGCTTTTCGACGAATTCTTCGATCAGACCCTCACGGGCGGACACCTCGCGATGCTCATCCTGCTTGATCTTTGCCTCCTGTTCCACGTCACCGGAGAGGTACAGCGATTCGCCGGCCTGCCAGCGAGCCTTTGCCTCCGCCCACAGTTGGTCGATAACATCGTCGGTCAGGTCGCGCCACACGGTTTTGGCGTGCGGCTGCTCGCCCACGTCCACGGGCCAGAAACGCCGGTTTCCAGTCGTGTCCTGAAGGAAGTCCGTCGTATTGGTGGAGCCGAAGAACACGCACTGCCGGGGCAGCTCCGAGACATGACGGCCATACGCCGCGCGGTAGCGGTCGGCACGCAGGGAGAGGAACTGCTTGATGCGGGCGACGTCAGTCTTACGGAATGCGTCCAGCTCTGACACCTCCACCAACCATACGCCTTGAAGCAGCTCTGATGCGTCCTTACCCTCAAATGTACGAATGCTATCATTGAACCAGCCACGGGACATTTTATCCAACAGGGTGCTTTTGCCAATGCCCTGCGGCCCTGCGAGAATGACCATGTTGTCGTACTTGTAGCCTGGGATCATAGCTCTGGTGACAGCTGCGGTGAAGCTCTTGCGGCATACAGCACGATTATAGGTCGTGTCCTTTGCACCGAGGTAGTCAATGAACAGCGTGTCCAGCCGGGGTACGCCATCCCATGTCAGGCGCTCAATATACTCGCGGACCTCGTTGAATGCGTGCTGCGAAGCGTGGATGTCGAGGGCGCTGTCAATGTTGCCGCGCCCGGAAATGCCCCAGAAGCGCTCCATGTACCAGTACAGGCCGTTGCTGTCTGTGTCAGACCACAGGCGGCGTTTGCCGTCTTTCTTCCACGGCAGCGGCCCCAGCGCCTCACCCCGTCCGGCAAACTGATTGAGAGCAAACTTGCCCTTCAGGAGCGGATCGCCATCAAGAATAATGAGTACGTTGTCAATGGTGCTCTTGATCCTGCCATCCTGCGTCCGCTGCAGCTTCTCTGCCCATGCGGTATCATCCTCTGGTGTAGGGTCGCTCCCCATGCCCGCGAACTCCCTCACAGCCTGTTCGTGCTGCTCACGGTTGAGTGTGGCACATACGGTCTTATCGGACAGCGCCAAGTCGCACATGGCTTTATACGATGGGAGCTTTACGATGGGCGTATCCGGATTGGCGCTGTCGTCTTTATCTCCGAACTTGTGAAGCCGGATCAGGTCAAACGCATTGACCAGCCGCCCGCCGCACGGATCTGTTGCATGGTGGCTGAATAAGAATTTTCCGCCGTCGTAGATAATCGCACCACCCGTGGTGGAGCCACCCAGATAGGTATAACGGTCGATGTCATTGTCCACGGCCTCATAGATGCCGGGCAGGAACGTGTCCATGGCGCTCAACACATTATATGTACGGCAGAAGGCACCGACGACGCCTTGTTTTTCTTCGGGATCACCTTGTTTCATTGCCAGCTTCTGGTAACTGGCGGCGCCGGGAACCACAGGCCAGCTTGATAGATCGTGCCAGTCAACATAGGTGCTCAACAGAAAGTCTACAGAAATCAGCGGAGCGTCTTTCGTTTTGAACACAAACTCGCTATCGGAGCAGCAGGAAGGCCAGTACATAAGCCGAACCGTTTCAAACGTGGTCGGATCAGCCATACCGATGCCCACATGAGCCGCCACACGACGCGCGCAAGGCTCGTATTCGTCCGGGGTCATAGTTCTGTCAGTGGGAACGATAATGCGCAAGCGTGGGCGCTCAGGCGTGTGTTTGCGGGTGCTGTATACACAGTAGCTGCATCCAAGCTCATGCACTTTGGCAATAACGTCTTCGGTTTGCCATCCGGGAATATTATCAAAGTCAAGTGTTATGATATCACGTCCGGTTACGTTCGTTGCTTTGCGTCGCTGTCCCAGCAGAGAACCTCCCACAAAGCCGCCGACGTCCTTCAGGTCGTCCTGCTGAACTTTCTTGAGGTGCAGATACTCCTGCAAGGTTTCTGCACCCCTGACTGGCGTTGACAGCCGTGTATAAAGCTCTTCGACGGTCAGAATTGTCTGCTTCCAAACGGTATCCCGGCGATTATTTCCGACGGATATGGTGATTTGTCTGTCATAAATCATGGTCAGATAACTCCTGTCTTCAGGATCCCCCCCCCCCGTAGCCGGAGAAGGCACTGCGTCTTTGTGTGTAGCTCTATTCTTGTGCATCACCTGTGATGCGATCCGACAGCCGAATCAGCTTTTTTGCACGAACGCGATCTACCAACGCACGGTTGCGGTAAATGGTCTTGAGCTGCTCCAGCATGATTTCCACATCAGCGATCTCCTCGGCCAAGGCAGCAGTGTTGTTTCTGCCCCGCAGGTTCTTCGATAATTCCTTGGTCAACTCCGACATTTCTTCCATAGCCAGCACAATCTGGGACTGCTTGCCATAGGTTCTGACAGCTTCGGCATAGGTGTCGCACTGGACGGGTGCCACAATCGCATTCAGACGATCTCGAAGCTCCTTGTTTTCATGCTCCCAATAGCAGATTTTGTCCTGTGCCTGCCTGAGTTTGGCTTCAAGCTCGGCCTCCGTCATATCGCTCATTTAAAAATCCTCCCTGTCTTAATGTCTTTGATTTCAATACGGCTGACAAGCTCAAAGCCGCAATTATGGATGATGAATTTGAGAACCCTCACAAGGTCACTCACACGGCCATTCAGTGCATTTTCGTCTCGAACGATGGATTTCATACCGTCATACGCTGTCGGATCGTAGTAGCCTTCGCTGTTTCTTTTAGGGTTGCTGTTTGCCATACAGACCTCCTAATAATCGACTTCTATCACGGCAGTCGGGTACTTATCGCAGTTGTCCGCAATCTGCCTGAGGAATTCCGCTGTGGATTCCACCGTACCCCAGCCATTGTCCGGCTCAAACTTCCGGTATCGCTGCGGGTGTAGATTCAGCAGAGATGCGCCTTGCATGAGCGTGGGGTACATATCTGCACAGCGCTTGCCGGACCATTCAGAGGGATAGGAACCGCACACCTCTTTAATCATGGCAGCGGTGTTGAATGTATGATTGATCCAGTCGTCACCGACATACACCCACTGATTCGCGCCCTCAAGTTTGGCCTTGAAGCTCACATCATAGCTCATTGTGTAGCCGCCTCCTTTTCGTCGTTCCATGCCGCAACGTCAACGCCGATCTCTTTCAGCTTGCGATCCGCAAGCCATGCGCCATCGTCGGGCATTTCGTAGTAGTTAACCAGATCATCGTGGATGACCGTAAACTGTTCCCACGCGCGCCGAAGCCGTTTTTTTCCGAAGCCGAGGTGCTTGTGCAAGAAATAAAGGATCATGGCGTCAACATTGTTCAGATATTTACGGTCGGCCTCCACGATTTGCCGGTTGATCTCAATGTTCATGGCACGTCGCTCTTTGGCGGTCAGATCAGCGCCGTAGACCGTGCCCTTGTACTGCTTAGCTCTCATGGTATCAGTCTTTCGTATTCGACCTCACCGACATATTCCCAGCGGGTCGTGGTGGATCCGTCGTCGTATGTAATCCGATATAGGATTTCATATTCGGCGTCATGGTGTACGGTCTGAATATGGGGGACAAGGACGAACTCGCCCTTCCAAACGTCATAAATGTGCTTGTATTCGGTTTCCACCGAATCGTAGGCGACGGTGTATCTGCGGTCTATGGCCTCGCGGGAAACCTCCGTTTTCTGCGTGCAGGCGCTCAGCGGAAGAACGGTGAGAATCAGGCACAATAACGTGCCGATCAGTCTTTTCATGTGCCGCTCCTTTCGTGGCGTCCGACCTCTGCAGGCGAAAACAAATCGGGATTATCAACAATGACCGAATGGAGCATATGCGCCAGTTCGTCGATGCGCTTTTCGTCATGGTCACGATACCCAAGAGCGAAACAAATGGCATGGATCGATTCGTGAATGAAGTCGGCTTCCATCTTTGATTTGGCCTGCTGGCTGATACGAATTACCAAGTCATTGTAATTGATTTCAGCCGACACGTTATTGATGCCCAGCTCCATTTTGTCGGTGATCTCAACGGCATAAACCGTACCACCGATTTTAATCTTCTCAGGAATTCTCATCAATGTCACCTCGTTCTGTAGCTTTTCGGTTGATCTGCATTGCGGTTTTACGATATTTTTGCGGCAGCGGAAATATCGTTATGAGTGTTTTGTCATGAAAAATATAGACGTTGCCGCAATAAATGCGAATGTTGTTTGCTGTCTCGTGCTTCCAATACAGCGCCGTTATGTATCTGTGTAGGCTGCCCCGAGTATCGCAGTGCTGGATGCCAAACTGGAGAGCCCTATCAGCATTTTTGTCAGATGCTTTCTTTGGCAGCCCAAGACGCTCTTTGGTTCGCTGTATCGCATGTTTGGTTACGATGGTCATTTTAATAAGCGTTCCACGATGGCAGCAATAAGGCCGACTAGGATATTGAATGCGAAGCTAATCCAGATAGGGGCCAGTACCCACCACCAGGACCATTCAATGACGTGCGTTAGTCTCAGCACGATAAATGCAATGGCAAGTAAGCCAGCAAAGCCGACTCCGCTGCGAGCGCTATTGCTTTTGTTCATCGGTTTGTGCTCCTTTCACTTCGTCCGGGTAGTATCCGAATGGCAGGATGGGGACTGCACGATCATCCCAATATTCTGTTGCTCCGATTTTTCGTGGGTTATTCTGAAATGACGTTTTCCAACTTTCGAGGCTATCGTTGATGGCATCAAAATTGAGTCCCCACGCCGCTGCAGCGTCGATGGCCTGCTGCAGAAGTTCGCCTTCCCGACAAGTCCATAAAATAACGGATGCGCCTGCTGCCTGGGCTTGCTTGATGGCTCCGATTATGTTGCGGCGTGGCGCTCCAATTTGTGGATAGCGGTTTTCACAGAGTGTTCCGTCGAAGTCAACGGCGATTACTCTATTCATCTTTTCCACCATCCTTTTTGGGGTAGATTTCGGTTCCGCAAATTGGGCAGATGTTTGAATCGACTTTTATGCCGCAGTTTGGGCACCGCAGACGCACGTCCGTATTCACGCCTTCTGCATCTGTCAAATGCTCTGCGGCTTCCAAGTTCTTGACCATCTGCGCATAATAGGAATCCTTCAGTTCGATTCCGAGGCCACGTCGGCCCATGAGGACGGCCTGATATGGGACAGAACCAATGCCAGCAAACGGATCAAGAACGATGTCGCCCGGGTTTGTCCAAAGATCGATACAACGTTCGATCACGTCAAGCTGGAGCGGGCAAATATGTTTCTCATCCTTCTCGTCACGAGCGCTTTTGCGCTGTAGGGTATTTGACTGCCGAATATCCATCCAGACCGGCGATGCATATCGCTGCCAAACGTCAACCGGGAAGGATTCGTAATCATGCAGAATCATCTCCGGATTGTCTCCCGGCTTTCGGAATGTGACCACGTAGTCCGGCAGTCCCTGACGGCACATGGAAGAATCCTTTCGGATCTGCTTGTGTAGCAATCCCAGCGCCTTTGTTCGCTGCATTTCTGTGACAGGGTTTTTCCAAATACAGACTTCGCTGTGAAAAATAAAACCGGCATCCGTGAATTTTCGGATGATATCGCCACGAAAATCCTTCACACCGATGAACCCGTCCCGAGATTTCATAGCAGGTAGGTTCATGCAGTGAACAGATACCAGCCGTCCCGGCATAATGACTCGCAGAAGCTCGGCAATCAGATAGCTGAAGTGCTGCTGGAATTCTCCATCATCACGGCTATTACCCATGTCTCTGTCACTGTTGGAGTATGTGTAGAGCGATGCGAACGGAGGCGAGAAAATGGCATAGTGGATGCTGCCGTCAGGAATGCCGCATAGAGTCTCCACGCAGTCGCCCTGATACAGGGCAAACTTTGAATCAATCAATTGATTAAGCACATTCATTTCTGAATTCCTCCCATACTGGAAGCCGCATGCTTTCTTTCGGTTCATATGGTGTTGTAATCCGATAGGTGCTTTGCAGTTCCTTCTTCGTGATTTCCTTTGTCTGCTCGACCATAGCCCGACGCATTTTGTCGCAATCAGCCTGCTTGCGTTCAATATTTTCTTTTACACAGCCTTCACGGGCGCTGATAACGATATAGACGTCTACAGGCATTGTCTGCCCAAAACGCCAGCAGCGACGCACTGCCTGATAATACTGTTCGTAGCTGTCAGAGAGACCGACAAAAACGACCTTGTGGCAGTTCTGCCAGTTCATTCCGAAACCGGCAATGGATGGCTTGGTGACGAGACAGTGATTAAATCCCATTGAGAATCCCATCATGCGAGAGCTTTTAATTGTAGCCTTATCGCTGCCTCTGACTTCGGACGAAAATGCAATTTCCTGCGCCAGCATAGCGCTTTCAGCATTGAGATCGCACCACACCAGCCATTGATCCGTGGAGCTGTTAACTAGGGCTGCAGCGGCGGCACAGCGTGCGTCAAGCGTATCCTTGCGAGCCTTTCGGCGCTGCATCAGTGTCATAGGTTCTGTGATAGGTTCATCACCGTCGGCTATTACCTCGTGAATGCGGAGCGGCGGAAGATCGTATCCGTCCATCTGATAGCCCAGATCGGCGGGATTGTTGATGACAACGGCCCAGCTGCCCATCCACTGCCAAAAGACATCCTCTGCATGGCCTTTTAGCCGCCATTTGGACGTTTGCCCTCCGTCATGAACAAAGAACATCGACAGCATTTCCGTATAGCTCATAATGCCGAGAAATTCAGAATGGTTTCCAAGCTCCATGAAATCGTTCGGTGCCGGTGTAGCCGTGCACGCCAATCTGAACGGCGTCTGACTGAAGAAGTCGATGATTTGGTTTCGGGTTGCGCCGGTGAATGACTTCAGGATGCTGCTCTCATCCAGCACTACGCCCTCAAAAGTACAGCCTTTGAATTTGTCTAGTTTTTCGTAGTTTGTGATATTGATGCCGGGCATCACATCTTCGGCCGATTCGCAAAGCGTTACCGGGATGCCGAACTTCGCGCCCTCCTGTACCGTTTGAACCGACACCGTCAGCGGCGCAAGAATCAGAACAGATCCGCTGCGGGCCTTAACAATCTGATTTGCCCACTCAAGCTGCATTGGCGTCTTGCCAAGGCCGCAGTCTGCAAAGATTGCGGCACGACCTTTCGCAAGCGCCCATCGTACAATATCACGCTGGAATGGATACAGCATGCTGTTCAGATCATCGGCAGAAAGCTGGATGCTATCCGTATGAATGGACTGTTTGCTTCGCTGCTCGATAAAGTCCTCGTAATTCATCATGCGCCGTTCACCACCTCACAGCCCGTCACAATTTCACCGGCGCAGGCAGCATAGCCCGCCAGATCAATAAAGCTGTCAGCTTTGTCCCCAGCCTTGATGCGTGCTACTTTGAGCAGCGCCATCATCATGGCCACATCCTTAGAGGTGAACAGCGTGCCCATGTAGGCAGTCCACAGTTGCCTAATAAGGCCAAAGCTGTCTTCCGGCGTGCCATAGTCCTGCTCACGCTCACCGCAGACACAGATGCGTGCCTGCTCCAGAATTTCAGCTCTTTTCATCATCAACCCTCCAAATTGCTAACACTTCGTTCAGATCAAGAAACACAGGACGGGGAGTTGTGCCACCCACAAACTTGTAACCTTCGAGATCTCCGGTTATGTTACTGATCTGAGCTGTGAATTCGTCACACTCAAAATCCGGAAAGACAGTTCCGTTTTTCATGTAAAACCGTATCTTCATTTTTGATCCTCCGTATCAATGTCGTCAAAGCAGATAGGAATCATGCGCTGCAATTCATGCAGCAGTGGTGTAGCTATCTCCCGAATCTGCGGATGCGTGCCAGAAGCAGTGCGAAGCCGCAGGAAGTGACGCCATTCACGAATGTTGGCCGTCATGATGATTTCGGTTTTAAGGCTGTTTGGAAGTACTGCACGGGCTTCCTGTGGAGAGCAGCCGTAGTCCAGAAGGTGAAAATATGACTTCTCCGCCATCTGGCAGGCGACCTTCCAATACTGCCAGCCTTCGGTGCCTTGCGTCAGGTAGAACGGCTCAATGACCGTGATCTCACTGCCAAATTGATCCTTGCCGTAATTGCAATAACGGGTGCTTTCCTGACAATACGACGCCAGCCGGTGCCTGACGATCTCATGACTGACACCACGATCACAGATAAACAGAACAGAAAAGGAGTAGTGTTCCAAAACGGCCTCATGCCCACGCTTGATTACACCGGAAACAAACGCTGCTGCACTATTGGGAGCAATACGGCCCTCGGATTTATAACAGACTCGTCCGTAGCGCTCTATATGGCGAAGGACTGCATTTCCGTCAATCGGAGTCAGAATTTCAAAGCTTGGTTTAATAATCCTCATCGTCATCATCCTCCGTATTTTCGACGTACTGTTCATATGTAATCGGCGTGATGCAATCAATCGGAACGTGTAAGTCTTCTGCTGTGCGCTTGTGCATAAAGTCCACAAAGCCTGTACACGTCGATTCGTCAGTAAGAATTCTGGCCAACTGTTCTGATGGGGCGATGTTGTTGAGAGCAACGCTGGTATAAACGAAGTCTCCGGAATCGCCGAGCAGATCCTGAATTTTAAAGTAACAGGTCAGCTGTACGTTTATCAGATCAAGGCTACATGCATCCATTTTTCAACCTCCTTAATCTTTTTTGAAAAATGCTCCGACCCAGCCGTCGGCGCCGAGGGGCAGGCCCTCCGCCCACGGGATCGGGGTTGACATGATCTTGACCACCTTGTCGAGCATAACGTCGTTGCTATCAAACGCCGGGGTATCAATGACCACTTCGTCGTGAATGTGGAAAACCACAGGCAGCCCAGCGGCTTCAAGGTGTTCAATGGCCTGTGCCAGACAATCACGGGCGATGGCCTGCACAACATTCTCCACCAGCTTTCCGCCATAGGTTTCAATACGGCCCCATTTGTTCTTATCGTTGACGCCCATGTAGGTGATGGACGGGCCACCCCAGCGGTTTTCGCCGACTGCGGGGTCGATGTAGTAGAGCTTGCGTCCGGACGGAAGGGAAATGGTCATACAGCTTGTCCCACGAATGCAATCGCATTCCCGCGCGAATGTGCAGCTGCGGATGCGGAGAGAACCGCCGTTCTGAATAACGCGAATTGCTGCATCGTTGAAGCTGTACCAAAGATTGCGGATTTTTGGATTTGTGTTGCGCCACTTGTCTACGATGTCTTTGATTTCTTCATCGGGCAGGTCGGCAAGCAGTTTGCCGGTGTCCATCTGCCGCATAGCCGGAACACCGCCTTGATAGCCGAGAGCCAGTTCTGCGACCTTGCCACGCTGCCGGAGGGCGTATTCAGGGTTTCCCTTCACGATACGTTCCAGCGGGACACCAAACATTTGACTAGCGGAGGCTTCGTAGATTTTGCCGTGCGTCCTGAAAACTTCAAGCCGCCATTCCTCATCGGCCAACCACGATATGACACGGGCTTCGATGGCAGAGAAATCGGCGTCGACCAGGACGTTGCCGGGAGCAGCCACGAATGCGGTACGGATAAGCTGTGACAGCGTGTCGTTCGGAGAACCGTAGATGGTTCGCAGTGCGTCGAGCTTGCGGCCTTTGACCAGTTCACGGGCGAACTCCAGCGGCTCCGTGTAGGTTCTCGGCAGATTCTGAACCTGCACCAGACGTCCAGCCCAGCGTCCTGTCCGATTTGCGCCGTAGAACTGAAGCAGCCCTCGGACACGTCCATCGCCGCACACGGCAGCCTCAATGGCATTGTATTTTTTAGTACTGGTTTTGCCCAACTCCTGCCGGATTTCCAGCATTCTCTGAACGTGGTCGGCATTATCACGGCCTAGCAGTTCCTTGATAGCCTCCTTGCGGAGAGTGGTAATGTCATCTCCGGTTTCGGCAGACAGCCAGTTGGCAAGCTGCTTGACGCTGTTAGGGTTATCAAGCCCGGAGAGTTGGACGGCTTCATCGGTGAGCTGCGCACGAATAGTTTTGCCCAGTTCCAATGCGCCAGCGCAAAAGTCCATATCGACGGCCACGCCACGAGCATTGATAAGCAGATCGGTTTCCCACTGTTTCTGCACGAAGTCCGGCACGGGAAACGCAGAAAGGTGGCGTTCAATCTCCATTTCCGCCACAACGTCCTGAGCATTGTAGGTTTTGAACAGCGCCCATTTTTCGGGGTCATGCTGCGGGTAATTTCGAGTCCTACCGCCGTTTGCTTTAGTTGGCTTACAGGGAACGCAGAAATAGCGGATTAGAGCCTTGCCGGTGGTTAGTTTCTGCTTGTCCTCCGGAATGCCCAGAGCCCGGCCTGTCGCGTCCAGACCTGCGGTGTAGCCCGTATACAGGCCGTGCAGCATTGTATCACGCCACTGTGAAACCGGGAGCTGCATACCCATATAGCGGCTCAAGCAGTACCATTCAAAGGCAGCGTTATAAGCGTGTTTCAAACATTGCGAGTCGGTCAGCGCAGACAGAATCTCCTGCGGGATAGTCTCGCCCTGTGCCAGATCGACAACTCGAGCGGGTGCACCATCAAAGCTGTATGCAAAAAGCAGAATCTCAAAAGCGGGGCTTTGTACATAGCGATACATTCCCGCTTTTTTGAGGTCCACGTCTGAATATGTCTCAATGTCGATACTGAGGTGGATCACGTCGCACCTCCTTACCGCTGGAAGGCTTCAGAACAGGAATAAAGATTCAGAATGTTCTTGGTGTTGACACCACGTTCCTGAAGCTCCTCAATCATAGACTTAAACAGCGGGGTTGCCTGCACATATTCAACAATCTCTGCGTCACTCAGACTGGTTACGTTTTTAATGGACTGCCTGCGGTCATCGGCGTTAAAGGGCGTCCAGACCGAATCAGAGATGTTTGCGCGCTCAATGTCGGATACGAGGATAGAAAGCGTTCGAGCAGGCTTCTGGACTAGCATACGCACTGTATTCAACAGATGCGGTGTCTCCATACTGCCTACAGAGACAACTTCACCGGCGCCGGTGATCCAGATGCCGGGATAGTCAAAACGTGTTTTCATATTTGCCGCCTTTATGTTGCTGCCGGGCAGGCGATTACTGTGTAGCCACCTGCCCGGCACTGTGGTTTACATAGGCTGACCGGTGATGGGGTTGATCTGTCCGGGAGCGTAATTGGTCTGCGGCTGAACGCCGCCAGCGGGATAGCCGCCGTATCCGGGAACAGGCGTTGCGGGCATAGCCGCGCCATACTGGCCGGTAGCATAACCTTGTGCGGAGGCTGCCTGAGCGCCGCCGACACCGGCAAACTCTGCAGCAGTAACAACGGAGTTGCTGAGGGGCTCGCCGTCACGGGTCTTCATAACGGCACGCAAACCGCAACCAACGCCTCGCTTGCCAGCAGAGTTGTAGGCATAGAAGTTGATGGACACGCGGGCGTACATACCGCTGTAGATGTCCGTGGGGGCCAGTTCGCAGTTCACATTGTCCGCGCCGCAGACATAGGGCTTGTTTTTGGAAGACGCCGTAACCACCCAGCAGCCACGGCATTCCTCACCAAAAGGCTCACCAGAGGGGCGTACACCGTCGCCGTCATGTACGACAGATTCGATGCGGGCGGGGCGGACACCGTTCCACTTGGCGTTGACGCCGACCTCAGCAGCGGCGTTCATGGCCGCGTCAAGCTCCTGCTTGATAGTCGGGTTGGACTTGGGGATCAGCAGCGTGACGCTGAACTTCGGGTCGCCCACACCGTTCTGCGGCGCACGGGCGGTCACGAGGTTACAGTAGGACAGGCGGCATTCGGGGGTAAGAACTCTTTTCGGGTCATTCTGATACATGGCTTAATTCCTCCATAAAATTCATTCAGTTTAATATGTTCAGTCCTGCGTCCGCAGGTGGGGTCAAAGGGATTCAAAGTAGGCTAAGAGCTTCATGGCTCTTTCACACTGTGCTTTGGCGCTTTTCAGCGTTCTGAGCAGCTTGTTATTGCTTGCCTTGATCTTTCGTTGCTCAAACGCAGATTTGTACCGAGGGTCAGTCCAGCTATTCTGATACTCTGACGAGGCAGCGCCCCACACGCTATGCGTCTCAGATATAAGATCCTTCAGAGCGTCGTGCGTTACGCGAATGGGTACTGAGTTTATGTCACGGTCGCTGCACATGAACTTAAACAACTTTCGCAAATTGGAAAGATGCAGTTCATGAAGTGCCTCGGGATAGACCGGCGTAAACGTAGCAGTCTCATACCGAAATATGCACACGGTTTCAGCCATTGGCAACACCCTCAAACTCAGCCGCACCGGGAACATAGGCTTCGCGCTTGTCCGACGCCGGGGCAAGTGTGGGTTTGCCCTTCGGTTTCGTGACGTAATCGGAAAGCAACTCCGAGAAGACCTTCTTGCCAAGCATCTTTTCCAGTTCCGAGAGGGTCTTCGGCTTGCGGTCGTAAATCAGCGCCTCGTCATATCCGGTGTCAATCAGCTTCTGGACAGCGGTATCAACATCTGTGAAGGTGCGGTTGCTGCGGCCCTCCACCAGCTTCCAGCCGGGGATTTCGCCGCCGTCAAGCATAACGCCTGTGGCATAGTCCTGAAGGTCCTTGTACCACTGCACCAGACCTTCGGCTTGAATCAGCAGATCGCCAACTTCGGCATCAGAGAGAAGATTGGTTGGAATACCGTCCTGACCGTCTACCTCAGCCTGTGCAATCTGTTCCGGTGTAGCTTTGGCAAGCGGAATATACTCCTTGAATTCCTCAAAGCCGGTGAAGAATGCGGCTCTTGCAGTACATTGCGCCTTGCCCTTGCAGAATCGGCAATGCTCACCAGGGCAGAAGGTTCCGGGGCCGTCGTAGGCCTCCTTTGCAATGGGTTTGATACTCTTGCCCCATGCAAGCAGTTCATCCACACTGAGGGCGTCCTCGCTGGCCTCCTGTGACAGGCGGGGCTGACAGATACTCATTGATACCCGCTTGATTTGGTCGCCGTAGATAGGCCTGTAGAGCCTCAGAGCACCCAGCGCATACAGCCGCATTTGTGGGTTGTTTTCCGCCGACACGGGTACGCCCTTGCCATGCTTGTAGTCGGTGATGTGCAGCGTGTCGCCGCCGATCATAATGCAGTCGCAGGTGCCGAATCCATCCGGGATGTACTCCGTGAGATCAACCTTGACCTCCATCGCCACATGGGGCGACGTAGCGTACTGCATGGCCTTTTCTGTGAGATAATCCACATACGCTTCGGCGGTCCGTAGCATCTCGTCAGAGTACAGCGGGCGGGCTTGCAGCTTCCTCAGCTCAGAATTGAATTTGCAGGTGGACAGGACGGTAAATTTCTTGCGGGCGTGCAGCTCGCAGATGGCGTGTGCCAGAGTGCCTTCCACCGCATAGGAGCTTGTCCCGTCCGGGAAGTTCTCCTCGAAATGCGGTGCCGCCGTACAAGCAAGCCAACGATAGGCGCTGGACGCACTTAGAAGGGCGTGTTGTCTGGAGGTAGACATTCTTCTCCACCTCCCGTTAAAGCTGCGCTCCGAGAGTCTTCAGCTCAGCAGCAAAGGCACCGTATGCATCCTTCGGAAGTTGCGTCACTGCTTGTACGTTGTACTTGCCCAACAAAGCGAGGAGCTGCGACATTTTGCCTGCATCGATAAGAGCAGCACCTGCACGGCTCAACGCCTCGAGAGTGTAGCTCTCAGCGGGGGCAACCGGCACAGTCGGGGCAGCAGTCACCGGTGCATTCACCTGAACGCTTCCGGGTACATGGGTGGGTGCAGCAGTGTCGGTAGTTGGCGCAGGCTGTACAGGTGTCATAGGGTTTGCAGTAGGCTGCACAGGTGCTGAGGGGGTTGCGACGGACTGACTAGCAGGAACCGCAGAAGCCGGTTCTGCATTCATTTTGATATTCACAGTGCCCGCATTGTCGACGTGGTGATTGTTCCCGCCATACTGGTGGCAGACGAAATCAGGCTGTTTGCCGATAGCTCCGGCCAGTGCAGTAAGGGCCTCCGGCAATCCGGGAATTTCGATGGTCATTTTAATTTCAAACATGTTTTGCCTCCTCAATGCTTTTCAGGTTGTCGATGATGTGCTGCCAATGTTCAGCAGCATTCGTAACACGCCTTGAGTATTGACTTGAGAATCTGCCTTGCTGCCAGAGATCCGCAGCGCCGCTCTCGCCGCAATTATATGCCATGAGCGCTTTATGCGGGTCATCGTATTTATCGAGCAATTCGCCAATCAGAAATACACCGGCAGCGATATTGCCCTCATAATCGGTGGGTTCGATTCCAAGTTTGCGCAAACGATCGTAGTTAATCGGATGTATTTGCATCAGGCCCCAACAAACGCCGCTATCTGCTTCAAGGTTAAAGCCGCTCTCGCACTCTGCAATCCCCAGCGCCAGCGCATATGAAACATCGTACTCCTCACACGCCTGCTGCATGACATCCTGAAGCTCGTAGCTCAAAGGAATATCATCGCTGTGTAGGAAATCCGAATCGCCCGAAGCTGCTGGTTGCCGTCTGATCAAAATGGAGCCGCTTGATTGTTTTACGGCTTTTTGTACGAGCACTGCCGGAACGGACAATGGCGATTGCTGATTTTTTGCAAAAACACATTTGATGGACAGAACAACAATTACGAATGCCTCCAAAATCACCAGCACAAAAAGTGCAAATGTGAAACGACGGAATTTTCCATGTTGTCCCTTATGCGGTTTGTTTGTCGTTATCATAGTCTTTGCCTGCCTCCTTGCATCTTTGCAGCCATGCTTCATATCGACGGACATTTTCCTCGTCAGAATAAAAGCGCTCGATGCCGGCAAGCAGTGTCCGGCAAAGACTATCCATCTGAACTTTTGAAATCTGCGAACAGTCGATTTTGATACTGGCCATGATGCATTCCTCACTTACTGATTAACTGCGGATCTGTTTGCCTGCCGCTGCTCAAGGCGCTCTAGCGCACTCATAATGCGCTGCCGGGTCATGCCATTTCCCTTCTTACTGTGAAGAACGGCGGATAGGTAGGAATTCGTGATACCAGCTTCATCTGCTAGCCGTTTTCCTGTGATCCCCGCCATGTGCATGCGTCCGACCAATTCAGCGGTCCAATCAAGATTCAAAAAGCTCACCTCCCAAGTAAAAACTTTTGCATTAACAGTTGAAACTTTTTGACTTTTGTGCTATCATAAATGTGCCACCATTCTTGACAGCTGTGCGGCTCGATCTCATTTTGAACCGCATTCGGTGTTGTTAAGGCCCGCTCGGTCTAATATTTTCAACTGACAGCTACATTATAGTACGAAAAATTGAGCTTGTCAATAGGATTAGGTGAAAATTTTGGCCATCAGTTAATTTTTTTCGGACTAAGGTGATTTGATGAGTTTCTTTGAGCGCTATGCGGCTACTTGCACTGAGCATGGAATTGAACCGTGCTCTCA